CAACTAATTCAGAAGCTAAAGACTGCAGTTCAGCTTCGTCCATATCTTCGGCTAAGTTTTTAAAATGATCGCCTTCAGTTTCTTCTTCATCTTCTACATAACCAACGATTGCGCTACCGTCTTCTAACATAATAGTGTCTTCAGACGCAAATAACGAAGGCTGTTCTTCTTCAGCTTCTACCTCGATCTCTAACTCCTCGTCCTGAGGAGCTTCCATCATTTGAGCAATAGATTTTTCAACAGCCATTGTAAATTACCTCAATAGTAAACAAATTTCTTTAATTTGTATTCTAACTCGTCGTCCTCATAATCGCTAGGCTGACGAATAAAGCCCCCTTGTCTAAAACGAAGTAGTGCTTGAGTAGTAGAATCAACTAAATCATCGTGGTCTCCATAAGGGAATTCACACAATTCTTCAACTAATTCTTCTGCAAACCTCGTTTGTGGCACCCAAACAAGCCCTGATTCGAACATCGGCGCGGCGGCGTTAGTTCTCGCAATCTTGTCATTCCCTCTATTTGGGGAATAATTTTGTACGGGTATACCCATAGCCCGTAATTCTTGCGTCAAGGGCAAACCAGATGCCTTTGATTCGATAATAACCGAATCTGGCTCCCAATGTATATAGTTTTCGTAAGCAACTCGTTTTAATTCAGGAAAATCAAAGCGATTTTTAATAGAATCAAGCAAAATTATGTTATAATTACCGTCTTGTTCGTTCCTAAATACGCCCCAAGTCGTAATTGCGCTAAAATCGGCGGTTTGTGACTTCAAAAACGCTGTATCGTAGCTTTGGATTATATATTCAGGTGTTGGAGGCTGTTCTTTTTCCCAAATTTTGATCCATTCGCGCTGAATTATCGCGCCTTCGCCGCCTGTAGGCTCTTGCATCCATTGCGCCGCCCATTTTGCATGCGGTAAAGACGCCCGAATCGTCTCTAATTCTTCAATTTTCCAAAATTCTGGCCAACAAGGTTTACCAGAAGGCATAATAGCGGGAAATTCTATCACTTCCCACTGGTCTGCTTTCGGATCCAAGGCTTGCGCTTTTAATAATTGACCCGTTAAGTCCTTTTTTGACCATCTAGTCATAACTAAAATGATCGTCCCTCCAGGTTGGAGACGCTGTCGGGGACCAGAAGTATACCATTCGTAAGCCATTTCCATGGCTGTTTCGCTCATCGCGTCTTGTTCCGAGTGCGGATCGTCAATAATAAGTACATCAGCACCACGACCTGTAATAGCACCTCCTACACCAGCCGCAAAATATTCCCCTCCTTTGGAGGTTTCCCATCTTCCAGCCGCTTTGGAATCTGCTCGCAATGAAACATCTTCAAATACCTTTTTATATTCTTGCGTATCTACAAGATCACGAATTTTTCTACCAAATCTAACGGCTAATTCGCCAGTGTGAGTAGCTTGAATAATCTTTAAATCAGGTTTTAACCCCAATAACCATGATGGAAGCATATAGGACGACATTTCTGATTTCGAATGTCGTGGACCCATATTAATAATAACTCGTTTTAATTCGCCTTTTGCAATACGATTAAAAGTTTGTGACATTTTACGATGGTGATAACCTTCAATAAAGGAAGGCCACATCGTTTTTACATAAGTTAAAAAGTCTTCTCGCGCTAATTTCCTTGTTTCTCTCTGCTTCATTTCTTCAGCAAGGAGATACGCAAGTTCAGCTTTTTCACGGGGTAGTTGGCTAAAGTCGATTTGTTTTAATTCGTCTAGCATACTATGGGACCATTGTCATAGCTTCTTCAGCCTTGGCCTCTCGTTCCATCTGTTGTTGAGCTTGTTGCTGTTTGAATCCTGCATATAGCGCATAAAACGCTTCAGGGTTAGAAGAATTTAATGCGTATAGCTCATCAGAACTTACACCAAGACTTTGCGCAACTTCTTCTTCGGGGTCAAGTCCTGTTTCTGTAGCGTCAGCGATTACGCCTAACGGTATTGTAGCAATACCAGCATATTTAGCAACAGTAGGAAGCGCACGACCAATTCCTACTGCCGCCGCAACAGGTTTATTACGTTTCCATGTTTCAGCTACATCTATTGGACCTTTAGTATCAAAGACCCCTTCAGCCATCGTTGTTTTTAACATAAAATTAAAATCAGCTTCGGGTAGCGTACCTTCCATTAATTGCGCTAATCTTTTTTCATGAAAGCGATCAACTTTATTTAAATAGTTAAAATAATCATCGTAGGCTCGTTTTGGATCAACACCGTTTTCTAAATTACGGTCTAATACTGTTTTACCATGGATCGTCATAGCTTTATGCGACCCTTCAATAATTTCTTGTGGCGTTCGTTCTATAGAACGAGTAATTGTACCGCCGCGACTTAACGGTGCTGTTCGTTCTGGCGAAGGATAATTCGCCGCTTTATCTTTAGTAAAACCGTACCAACGACCAGCCGCTTCATCTGGACCCATCGGATCAGCAAAACTTTTAAATAAATTTTCGCCTCGGTACGACATTTTAGGTTTATTAGGATCAACCATCCCTTCTCTTGGGTCGTTGCCAAATAAAGCCTGAAGTTCTTCTTGTTTATCTATATAATTAGAAATTTTAATAATTGGTTCTTTAGCCATGAGCCTAACCTAATAATGAACCTAGTCCTAAATCTTGAAGGGGGCGAGAATAGTTAAATTGAATACTACGCTCTCTATTACCAAACCCAGGTTGAACGTCGATCGATAATTGACCTTGATCCATCGGTATTGTAGAATTTATAGGTTTTCCCATTACACCTTGGTTAATAACAGGGGCGATATTCCGTAATATAGTTTGGACGTCTGGCATCGAATAAGTCGATTCAGCTACTTGTTGATATGGGCTATTTGTCGGTAAAGTCGATAATCCTGCTAAATTTGGAGAAATACTTATATTGTCACTTATCATAGGTTTATCTTGTGGCGTATCTTGAACTTCTTCCGAACGTTTAAATACGCGGTCAATAAAACGGCTACCTGCGTCTATAAGCGCATCTGATTGTCCACCTGTTAAAAGATCTAAAATACCACCACGGGTCGGTCTTAATGCTTCACCTGTTCGAGCCGAAACAGGAACACGGCTACCAACGCCCATAACTTGAGTACCGCGATCTACGAAAACTCCAGACCCAGGAAGAGCAAGCGTTGTGCCTAATCCTGCTACTCTATCTAATGGCGATAAATCTTGACGGTACGCTTGTGCGATACCCTGAGACGTTTTCATCCCAGGACGTAAACCACGTGCCGCGACTTGTAGTTCTGGGTTCGCTCCCGTTGGACCATAACGACTAACACTAATCGTTCCAGGAGCTAACATCCGTCCAATACCGTACTGTTCAGCAACGGTTTGCGGTGTACGGTTTGTTGCATACGGATCCATAAATTGTCCGTAAGCCATTAAATTTAAATCTTGGATCTGCTGTGGCGACATTATATTCGAATAATCAACATTACCGAATCGTTCGAAAAAACCACGAACTTTGCTACCACGAACATTTACTGGAGCCGTATCGGACCCACCATAAGTTTCTTTAAATGTTTCAAAAGAAGGATTACGTTGTTGTCTTCCATACGTTCCTCTTTGCGTATCGCCATAATCTACGCGATCAGAACGGTTATCCGCACGATCGCTAAAACCTCTTGCCATACTATTCTCCAGTCAAAGATTCATGGTCCAATGGCTAAGATACACTATTTTATTAAAAAACAAAATAGTGTATAATCTCAATCCATGATACTAAGTCAAACGACGACAGGATCTATGGGGGAATATATTACTGCCGCCGCGATTATCTCGCTTGGTTGGAAAGTCGCTATCGCTCAACAAGACCACTTAGACCTCGTCGCTTTTAACGATAACCACTTTCTTCGAATCCAAGTTAAAACGGCAACGCTTAAATATCGAAAACACTACACTCCTGGATACCAATTTAATAACGGCTCAGGTTCAAAAAAGAAAATTCTCACTCCCGAAAAATACGATATCCTCGCGCACTGCGCCGCTGACCATCGCCGATGTGTCTTCTATGCCTCCCATACCGTTAACCAAGTTACAAAAAGATACGCAGGAACGTACTTCGAAAACCCGTTCATAGAAGAAGAATCTTGGACCAAGGCTCTTGAACTGGCCTCCTAACGGATACGAGATTTTTGCTACGAAATTTTTGTAAAATTTTTCAGGGGCTGGGACTCCTAGGGGCTTCATACTATTTTATGGGGTGAGGGTGGAAGGTTCCTGATCCAAAAATTCTTGGCGCATCTCGTAACAGTGTTAATCTGATGTCAAAATATAGGAGTCCCGCTGCGGTTTAGGGGGATGGGGGTAAAGAAAACCCCGTACCGCATAGGGCGCGGTACGGGGGCGGTAGGGCGCGGTAGGGCGCGGTAGGGGCGGCGTTAACCGCCCCCTAGGGGGCTAACCCCCTACTGTAACGTAACCGCCCTCAATTAGCTTTTTACGGTAAAAGGTAACGATACGGGTAGCCCCTTGTACCGTTTGTAAAGGGCTATCACTACTATCAAGGTACTCAATTAGATCAGACTGTTTAGCCGCGCCCCCTAACTGATCTAGCGCGTATAGTATAGTATGCGCTTGGGCGGGTAGCCTATTTTCAGATAGTAGCTTAACCGCATTAGGGCTAAGTACTAGCTTTATATTATTGCGCCCCTTAGGGCTAGGGGCGGGGATACCGCATCTAGCGATTGACGACTTATCAACGGTAGGGGTAATAGTAGCCCCATTACCAGTAGCTTTAGAAATAGTAGCCTTAGGGGTATTTGAAGTTAACTTAGTCATAGCATCTATCCTTTCATATGTAATTGCTATACCCCTAATATAAGGGGTATATCCCTATTTGTAAACCCCCTAGACGAAAAAAATTTAAATTAATTTACACGCAGCATCGTTAACTAAAATCAGTTAACTTTGCCAAACCGCCCAGTCAGTCAGTCAGACAATCAAAAGTCCCCTACCGAGCGAGCGCGAGCGAATGCATATAGAAGAAAAATACTTAGTATGATGATGAAGGGGCAGTCAGTCAGTGATGATGATAGGTATGAAAAAGGGGCGACCGAAGCCGCCCCAATTATTATTTATTTTTCACAGAAGACATCTTCAGACAAATATGAAGAGACGCTAGCGATATATTCTTTAGCTTCGCCCAGAGATTGAAAACCTTTTGTTATACCCCTAGGAGCAGAATCCTCATACTCTTCAAAGGTAACGCAAGGCGTTACATTTTCTTCATAGTTAGCACGGAAGAAAGAATTACCATAGAAATCACGCCACACGACCGAGTACGGAGTTTCAACGATTTCTCCAGCTTGAAAAGTTTCACACAATTCTCTAAGAGCTTGACCAGCTTCTTTTAGAATTTCTTTCATTTCTGAAATAGACTGACCATTATAAGCAAGTTTAGCGTTATTCATAATATTCTACCTTTCTAAAGTTAAGTTAAAGCGGTAGCGTACCGCCCCTATAATATAGTATAAAAAAGGCAGGAATAAAAGCGCAAAACGCCCAAGAAATTAGAGTCAGTCAGTGATAATGATAGGTATGAAAAAGGGGCGACCGAAGCCGCCCCGACCATTATTTATAAACGAAGAATGGGCTCTTGTTATAGCGAAAGACTGTGCCAGTGTCGCCACCTTCTGTGGGATGACGATGGCAGATATATACATAATAGTCATCTTCGCTACGGTCGACAACTATTTCGGTATCGTTGCTCCATGGCGTACGAGCTAATTCCATAGATGGAAGCTCTCCCAAAAACTCAGGGAAGTCGGAAGCGTCCGCACCTACCCAAACTTCTAGACCGCCTCCAGGCATTGGAGACCAATGACCCACTTCTTCGTTAATATCACAGACTTGAATATTCATAACTTTCTACCTTTCTAAAGTTTGATTAAGCGGTACGCTACCGCCCCTATAATATAGTATAGAGGCGGCAGGAATAAAAGGGCAAAATTTAGCTTAGTAGCAATTCTCTCAAACTATTAAGAGCTTCGTCATCCATGTGATAGTCAACATCAGAGTCCGTAGACATAGAAATAGTAGAGCCAACATAACAACCTTCACCATGCCACTCCAGAGTTATATAGGGATATTCAGAAGAGGGGTCATGGAAAACACGAATAGACCCATTTTCGAAATAATAAAGAGTGGAAGAAATTTCAGTAGACTCAAACCAGCTTTTAACTTTACAAGGCTTAGAGGCGAACTTTTCCAAAAGCGCACTAGCTTTAGAATAATCCGCAGGGACAGGCAACTTTGCCGAAGTATTAACGTTTTTCATAACTTTCTACCTTTCTTTAGTTTCGTTTAAGCGGCAGTTTACCGCCCCTATAATATAGTAAAAAAGGTTCAGGAATAAAAGCGCAAAACGCCCAGAGAATTAGAGTCAGTCAAACAATGAGTCAGTCAAACAAAGCCCCCTACTGAAACAGAGTTTCAGAGAAGTCAGTCAATCAATACGAGCAGCAAGTGATGATGAAGGGAGTGCCCAGTCAGTCAATCAATAACATGGGATGATGAAAGGGCAGTCATTGCTGACTGCCCCCACGCCGTGATTAAGCGTAAGTGATGTATCCTTCTTCCATCAGGTCTTTGCGATAGAATGTATAGATACGCTTTGGTGACTGAACAGTCTTGAGACCGTTCTCGAGAAGCGCACCAACAATCTCAGACTGCGTTGCAGTACCACCAAGAGCTTCGATGGTGTTCAGAATGATAACCGCCTGAGCTGGCAGTTTACGATTAGGAACAGTTTTGGTGACCAGTGTCACCTTACGACCATCGAAACCTTTGGGAGCTGGGGCAGGGATACCAGAGTTGCCAGCTGGGTCAACAACGGCGACCTTAGCAACAGTCTTGATAGCCTTTTGAGCGGAAGCTCCAGGGAAAGTGGCTTTTGGGGAAGTAGCCTTCTTCTTTGCGACTGCACTCATGATAATGTCCTTTCTAATGCAGTTGGCGGTAAGGCAACCGCGCCTTACTCATGAGTATAATATAGTATAGTAAGACGAAGAAGTAAAGTACAAAATAAACAATTTAGTGACCGCTCCCAGGCGCGAGTCAATCAATCAGTCGGTCAGTCAATCAGTCGGTCAGTCAAACAAAGCTGCCTCAACAACAAAGGCCAGTCAATCAAGTATTGATGTTCGAATGCCTTTGATGATGAAACCCCATGCTTTGAAAGTTGGAGTGATGAATTGCCAGTATGCAACGTCAATGCTTTTCGTTTTGAATCGGCAACCATGATCCATGAAATACCGCCAGCCGTAGCTCGCCTCATATGCCAAGCAATTTGAAAAGGAGTCAGTGAGACAAAGTCAGTGGTTGTACATTTAAGTTCAATCCAAAATTCATGACCGCCATAACAAGCGTTGACGTCAGGCACTCCCTGCTGTAATGCTCCCGTCTCGATCCTCTGCCAATGGACCTTCGATAAATTCTTCTTCATCGCCTGATAAAGGTTCTTCTCCGTCTGATACATGTTCCACCACTTTTATGTTGCTACCGTTGATTAGTTCCTGTAACTTTGCTCTTAGTTCGTCGTCCGACATACTTTCGATCTTGTTGACCGTCACTTCCTTCTTCTCTACATATAGTCCCGCCACCTTTCCCCGAGAGATCTCTGCTGAAATAGCGGAGGATATTTGCCCTGAATCAGCGGCTTCATCGCGCAGACGGGAAAGTTCAGTAAGATGCGATTCCATTGAAACAGCGGCACGTTCTCGCTCGCGAGTCATTAGGTCGATGATATGATTGCGGATGAGCGGATTTCTGCGAAGTAGAGCAGAACCCTGCGCTTTCGCACCAAATTTATGTTTTGTGAAACCTGCACGGCGAGCCGCTTCAGCTCCAGACATTCCTTGGATATACAGTTGACAGAACTTTTTATGACGTGGCGAGAGAGGACGATGTTTCTTACCATCTGGGCTTATCCAATAGTTGCCACATTCTGACGGTTCGACAGGCGTATACTCAAGGCTTTCCAATGTTGTTACTTCGTTAGACAAATTAATCCTCCAGGACATAACAAAGTAAATATAGCATTAAATCTTACCGACCGCAACAATGTATATTTCCAGTGAGAAATTTATTTCAGTATGAAAAAGTGTCTCGCGACGTCTTATTGAAGACACAGTTATCATAACTGCTAAACACCATGTCATCGCATGAAACCAAGGAAAAAGAACCACTTACAAAGAAATTATGACATTATGACTTTATGATGTCACTTTACACCAACGACACACTAAAACCTGTGGGGAGAACATT